AAGCAAATATATCTCCTACTTAGCAGCCTATCTGCAGATACTGACCGCATCAATGTTTGATTACTACAGCGCGGCAGTCCAGAAGGCTAACTTCTTTGTCAAGAAAGAAGTCATGGCGCCGGGCAAGATGCCCCGGGCCATCATCGACGTGCCTAAACACGAGGTGCTAAGCCTCCGGCCGTACGATAACCTCGTTGAGGAGTTCACCCGCTTGCACGCCAGCGTTAAAGGCGTGCCCGCGGCGGCTAGGGCCGATTGCTTGCAACGCGCCATGGGCGCGCTTGGGGCCGACCTCTACGCCGTCGCTATTGACGACACCGCGCGTGATTCGAACGTCAATCTAGAGAACAAGCGGGGCTACGTGGGTCTCCTTGGGTTACTTTGTCTGTGGGTCAACACCACGATTGTCGCTATATACACCCGTACCCGAGTTACGTACACGGCCACGGGCGTCCGCCTCACCGGACGCCTCATCAATTTGGCCTCAGGAGCGTCTTACACTTCGTCGCTCAACTGGTACGTTTCAATGTTCATGATGTGGTATATATGCACTGTCGCTGGCGTCGCCCGCACTGACCGAGTACTTATTGCGGAGGGTGACGATTCACTCATCGTGGTAAGGAATACCCCTGGTAACCGTATGTCCCTGGCGGCCGTTGATCTTGATCAGATAGGCCGCGAACTGGGCAAACTGTTGAAACTGGAAGGAGTTGCTGAACTGAGCGCCGGGTGTGTCCCTTTCGTTGGGGGTTACCTGGGCGTCGTTGGCGGCGAGCCTGTCTTCACACCCTCCTACAAGCGAGGTTGGTTGAAGGCCGGTATCGTCGCCCAGTTCGGCACGGACGATTGGCCGTACCGTAAGATCTACGGGCTGTGCAGGGCGAAAGCCCAGTCGGTCCTAGACAAGTACGACCGCGTACCGGTCTATTGGGCGTATGCAAATGTGCTTGCCGGTATCTACGGCCTCCGCGCGCGCGCTTCCGAGCCTGATTCGAAGGCCCGCGAGATCTACGCGCGCGCCGGGGTCACGTATGACCGGCAGTACTACCTCGAAGCGGCGATCGAGGGAGGGTACGCCTCGCCCCGCGACTTCTAAAGCCCGCACCTGCGGGCTTGTCTTCCCGGCTCTCTACGAACCGGACAGAGTTCTAGTCGGTGAAACGCAATCCGACATGGGGCAAACCGTGAAGCGTAAGCTACGTGTTTTGCCCAAGCGGCCCAAGCCTAATCCGGCCGCGTCTGCCCGCAAGACTGTCATCCAGCGCCGCCGTGCGCCCTCCCGGTTTTCGTCGCTTGACGAGGCTGGTCGGGCCTACGCCCGCCTGCTCAATGACCCTTGCGCGGCCGACCTTGCCCCGCCCGTTTATATGGGCACGGGCGCTGGCTACCTGACCCGAACCGTCTCCGAGCTTTCCTTCTCGAGCGACTCTGGTTACGTCGGTCTAGTGCCCGGGTGCTGGGGCACGGGGGCCACCACCTCTGCCGTCGTTTACGCGACAGGGGGGTCTACCTCCGCTACCTTGGCCGGCACCTACGCCGCCGGCCCTGGCAGCACCTTCCTCGCCGGCGTTGCCGGCGAAGTTCGCCCCGTCGCCGCCTGCCTGCAGCTGATGTACACCGGCACCGAGCTCAATCGTGCCGGCGTGGTCAACCGCTCGCAGATCAACGGCAACGAGGCGATACTGTATTCCGGAAACACAGCTGACACCATTGCGACCAGCTGTCCGATGGAATGCCGCATGCCGGACTCCGGGCCCCTTGAGGTGAAGTGGGCCCCGGGCGTGCTCGACGGCGATTTCGCATATGTCGGCACGACCCAAACCACCGGGCAGCGCGGCGCAGTCGCGTTCGTCTGGCGTGGCCTCGGCTCTGGGTCTATCAAGGTCAGGGCTACGGTCGTCTATGAGTGGCGACCCACCCCGGCTGAAGGTATCATCGCCCCCTCTGCCGTTGGCTCCAAATCTCGTAACACCATGGACGAGATTGTCGGGATTCTCAGTGCCTCCGCCCCGAACTGGGCGTATGAAGCTGCGCGTTACGCCGCACCGGCTATCGCGAACTTCGTTCTCCCCGGGTCGGGCGCGCTGGTCTCCCGCGTGTTCAATTGATCACGAGTGATTGGCTACTGTTGAAACATGCGCGTGTTTGCAGTATCGCTCTCACAACCTTGTGCGCCTAGGAAAGGCGCCGCTCCTCGCGTTATAGGCACTCCTCGTGTAAGAGGCTTAGCTACCCGTTGGTGCAGACTGGCCATCTATATTGGTTATAGTGACACCTAGGTCTTAGAACCAGATCGTCGCAAGTGAGAATTCCATCTCACTATAATACTTCAC